AAGGGCTGCTGATGCCCCCGGCGAGCGTGACCCACCGGGAAATGGGCCGCAGCGCGCGACGTGGACATCAAGCCCGGCGCGCTGCTCCCGCGTCGATCAGCGGCGGGCGCGCGTAACCCATGGCGAAAAAGGAAAAGTACGGCAAGGCTGAGCTTGCCGCGCTGCTGCACAAGGAGCTGCGCCAGGCTCTGGGCGCTCCGGACAGCGAGATCGCGCTAAAGCGGCTGCGCAACCTGCAGTTCTACCGGTCTGAGGCCGAGGGTGAGCTTTCCCCGCCCGCTGTCCCTGACCGGTCAAGCATCGTCGCCACAGACGTGGCCGACACCGTCGAGTGGATGCTGCCTAGCCTGGTGCGCGTGTTCGCCACCGCTAAAGACTCCATGCAGTGCAAGCCGAAGCACCCGCGCTATGCCGGTGCGGCGAAGCTGGCGCAGAGCTACCTGACGCACAAGTTCTGGGAACAGAACGCCGGGTTCATGACCCTTTACACCTGGGGCAAGGACGCCCTTGTGCAGAAGGTCGGCACGGTCAAGGTCTATTGGGACAAGTCGCCCGAATCGACCGAGGAGCCCTATCGCGGGCTGACAGCGACCCAGGTCGAAGACCTGATCGGCGAAGAAGGCGTCGAGGTGCTGGAGCAGGCCGCGCGCATCGTGGCCGTGGAGGCGCCTGACGCCCCCGGAATGCCCGGGGCCGAGCCGCTGCAGGTCGAGGTCTTCGATGTGCGCATCCGCCGCACGCTGCGCAAGGGCCGCTGCAAGGTCGAGCCGGTGCCTCCCGAGGAGATGCGGATTCACCGCCGCGCTCGCTACGGCCAGGACGTGCCGTTCGTGGCCCAGGAGCGCTACGAGACGCGCGCCGATCTGGAGGCCGAGGGCTACGACCTGGCTGGCATCGCCACGGGCTCCGATTGGAGCATGGAGAGCATCGAGCGCCAGTCCAGCCAGTCGCCATTCTGGACGGATGAGAGCGACGGCGAGCTGCAGCGGTTCTTGGTCAGTGAGTGCTACATCAAGCTAGACCAGGACGACGACGGCGTGCCCGAGTGGCGCCGCGTGCTGATGATCGGCGGCACGGTGATGGAGGACGAGAAGGTGGACGGCCATCCCTACGTCTTCTTCTGCCCGGTGCCCGAGCCTCACGTTTTCTTCGGCCAGTGCCCGGCCGACTTCGCCATCCAGCCGCAGCGCCTGGGCACGAGCCTGATTCGCGGGCTGATGGACAACATTTACCTGTCCGTCAACAAGCGCACGGCCATCGTGGACGGCCAGGTGAACCTGGACGACCTGCTGAACAACCGGCCGGGCGGCGTGGTGCGCATGAAGACGCTGGACGCCGTGCGGACGCTGGAGCAGGGCGGCCTGGACCCCGGCGCTTGGCAGATGATCGAATGGGGCGAGCAGTGGCGCGAGCGCCGCACGGGCTTTACCCGCTACAGCCAAGGCATGAGCCCGGACGCGCTGAACCCCACGGCCACGGGCGTGTCGCTCATCACTGAGAAGGCCGACCAGCGCACCGAGCTGATCGCCCGCGTGTGGGCGCAGTCCGTGCGCGAGATGTACCGGCTGATGCTCAAGTGCATGGGCCGTTACCAGGACATCCCCGAGCTGGTCGAGTTGATGGACGGCCAGTGGTTCGAGGTGGACCCGCGCGAGTGGTGCGAGGGCTTCGAAATCGACGTGGACGTAGGCCTGGGCACCGGCAGCAAGGACAAGAAGGCTGTCGCCCTGCAGACTGTGCATGGCATGCAGGCGCCGATGGTTCAGGCCGGCATGCTGCCGCCTACGGCTGCCGTGGCGAGCGCGCGGGCGTTTTGTGATGCGGTGGGCCTGGGCGCCGGGAGTGACTTCTTCCCCGACCCGCCGCCGCCAAACCCCGGCCAGAAGCCGCCCCAGGTGATGGTCAAGGAGATGGAACTGCAGGCCGACGCGCAGAAGTTCCAAGCCGAGAGCCAGCAGGAAGCCGCCCGCATGCGCATGGAGGTCGAGCTGGAGAACAGCAAGGCCCGCGCGCAGGCCGAAGTGGACATTAACCGCCAGCGCGCCGAAGGCGAACAGCAGGCGCAAAAGGCGCAGCTAGAGGCGCAGCTGAAGGCGCAAGAAGCCGAGCGCACAGAGCGTATCGAGATGGCCCGCATCGCTGCCCAGGAGCGGCAACAGGTGCGACAGATCAAGGCGCAGATTTACCTTGCCCTGGCGCAGCGTGGCGATGTGAACGCGCTAACGCTGGTGCAGGGCTTGGACGCTGGGCTAGAGGCCGCCATTGATGGCGCGCTGCCGGGTGCGGGCATGCCGCTGGGGGTGGTCTGATGGCGGACTACAAGCAGACGACGCACGTCATCACGCAGTGGCAGCGATGCTTCCGCGCCGTGATTGAGCACCAGCGGGGCGAGGTGCCGCGCATCGAGTTCCTTGAAGAAGTGGTCACGATCAACGGCGAAGAGACGCGGCAACAGGTGCCCGGCTGCGCGGTGGTCTACGAGCCGACCGAGCTAGTGCCGCTGCGGAGCCCCGTGGACGACGAGCCGACGGGGCAGACCATCAGCCAGGCCGAGGTCTACGCGCTGCTTTACAGCGTCTACCGCTACGCCGCCGACAAGCGCGACGCGGCGCAAGGGGTCGCCGCATGAACGAACAACCTTTCGAGCCCACGCCGGCCCATGTCGAGATGCAGCGCGGCGCTGATGCCGAGGCTGCACTCGCAAACCCACTCATTGCCGAGGCGCTGTCGGCATGGGAATCGGAGATCACTCAGTCATGGCAGACATCACCCCTGCGCGACGTGGAAGGCCGCGAAAGGCTGCGCCTGATGCTCGAAGCGAGCAGGTCGTTTCGGGCGTACCTGCTGCAGACGATGCAGACGGGGCAACTGGCGCGCGAGACGATGCTGGCCGAGACGAGGCTGCAGCAGGAGCAGCGGCGCACGATGCAGGACATGAGGGTGGCGCGGTGGCAGTGACGAACACCTGGCCGGCGCTGGCCCAACTTGCCGTGGACCTGATCGCCAAGGGGCACCTCGTGACCATGATCCGCACGTCGGATCGCTCGGCGCCGCTGGTGTGGACGTCCGAGAGCATGGTCGGGGCGACCGTTGACCACGTTTCGGCCGGCGATTGCGTCGTGACGAGCGACGGCCGCGGCTGGGGCCTGGATGGCCAACCCGTGGAGTGGGGGGCCGCGCCGTGAGCGACACCCTCGAATCCCCGGCAGCCGACAGCGGCGAGCCGAAGACCTACGCCAACGCGCACGAGGCGGTGGCCGAGCTGGAGCGCCGCGACTCCGAGCGCCGCGCCCAGCGCAAGGCCGAGCGTGCCGAGCGTGACGAGCGCATCGCCCAGCAGCGCGAGAAGGCCGCCGAGGCTGAGAGCGAAATCGAGGCCGACGCCAAGCGCGAGCGCGAGGAGGCCGACGAAGAGGCCGACGAGCCGCGCAGGCGCAAGGCCGACGACAAGGCCGACGAAGACAAGCCCCGTCGCAAGGCTGACAAGGCCAAGAGCGACGAGGCCGACGGCGAAGAAGCCGAAGAGGACTCCGAGGACGACGGCGACGATGTACCCGCCGCGGACGAGGACGATGCCGACGACAGCGACGAGGACGAGGCCGAGGACGACAAGTCCTTGCGCAAGCCCGAGAAGCTGAAGGTGGGCGACACCGAGGTCGAGATCCCGAAGGGGACCCCGAAGGCCGCGGTGGAAGCCATCAAGTCGTTGCAGCATCGCCTAACCGCGGACTACACGCGCAAGACCCAGGAGGCCGCAGAGACGCGCAAGGCAGCGACCGAGCGCACAGAGGCCGCCGACAACCTGCTGCAGCAGGTACAGCGCGCCCAGCAGGCCGTGGTGTCGATGGCCCAGCGCCTGATCGGCAACCCGCCGCCCCTGGAGCTTGCACAGTCAGACCCCGCCGGCTACCTGTACGCGAAAGAGGCGTACGAGACCCGGGTTCGCGACCTGCAAGCCCTGAACGCACAGACGGGCGAACTCACCCGCAGCCAGCAGCAGCAGCGCCAGCAGGCGCAGCAGCAGGCCCTGTTGGAAGAGGCCCAGCGCACGGTCAAGGTGCTGCCGCAACTCGCGGACCCGGCCAAGCGCACCGCGTTCCTGGAATCCGCGGTGCAGGCCGCCAGCGTTTCGGGCTTCACGCCTGAGGACGTGGCTGGCGTCACTGACCACCGGATGCTGCACTTGCTTGACCGCCTGGTGCAGGCCGAGCGCCGCCTGGCTGCCTTGGATGGCACCAGCCGCTCGATCAAGTCCAAGCTGGCCGATGTCGCGCCCAAGCCCTTGCGCGCAGGCAACGCCGGCACCCAATCGCAAGGCCAGACGAACAAGGCTGCCCGCGCCCGCGAGCAGTTCATGAAGTCCGGCCGCTCCATGAAAGACGTCAAGCGCTACCTCGAATCGCTTGACACCTAACGCACAAAGGAGGGCATCATGCCCGCAAACGCATTCCTGACCTCGGCTGCCATCGGCAACCGGGAAGACCTCACCGACGTGATCTGGAACACGGCTCCGTCGGACACCCCGTTCATGTCCAGCATCGACAAGGTGCAGGCCACGGGCGTGACCCACGAATGGCAGCGCGACGTGCTGCGCGCTCCGGGCACCGGCTCGCTGGTGGCTGAAGGCGCCGACGCGACCTACACCGCGGTCGTGGCAACGCAGCGCCTGACGAACCCGTGCCAGATCAACCGGGTGACGTTCTCGATCTCCGACACCCAAGAAGCGGTGAAGAAGGCGGGCCGGCCGTCTGAAATCCGCTACCAGACGGTGAAGCAGGGCAAGGAAGTCCGCAAGGACATGGAGCTGGCGGCCATCGAGAACCCCGTGTTCGTGGCTTCCGGCACCCGCCAGACGCGCGGCCTGCGGGGCTGGTGCAGCACGAACCCAGGCCTCGGCGTCAGCGGTGTGGCGCCCAACATCACGACCAACGTCGGCCCGACTGACGGCACGCTGCGGGCCTTCACCGAGCCGCTGCTCCGTACCGCCATCCTGGGCGCCTACACCAACGGCGGCAACCCGTCGATGCTGATGGTGACGCCGTCGCACAAGCAGGTCATCTCGGCTGGCTTCACCGGCAACGGCACGAAGTTCATCAAGGGCGAGGACAAGAAGCTGCAGGCGGCGTATGACATCTACGGGAGCGACTTCGGCGACTTCAAGATCGTGCCGAACCGCAACATGGTGCGCACGCGCGACATGTACCTCGTGGATGACGAGCTGGCCGCGGTGGCGATGCTGCGCGACATGAAGAGCGAGGAGCTGGCCCGCATCGGCAGCGCTCGCAACTTCATGATCGAGAGCGAGTGGGCCTTGCAGCTGCGCGAAGAGCGCGGCATGGCCGCAATCCGCGACCTGAACGCGTAAGCCGGGAGAGGCCCTGCCGCAAGGTGGGGCCTCATTCACATAGGCACCGACATGGCAACACACACGATCTTTGCGCCGCAAGACGGCGACGTGCACGGCCGCTGGGTCGAAACCGACGACGGCGCGCAAGTGGTGCGGGAACAGTACGTCGGCGACATCCGCGACTACTGCATCGCCCGGCACAACGAAGGCCACCACGGCGAAAAGGACATGAAGCTCATGGCGAGCTTTCCCGCCGTGCTGATCGAGCACTACTGCAACGTGAACGGGATCACCTTCCGCGAGTGGATGAAGAACCCCGAGCACGTCAAGCGCATGGTCAACGACCCTGCATTGGCTGATTTCCGAATCGCACCAGGGAGGATGTGATGCCTTACCCCAATTTCCCCTCATACACAGTAGCGGCGCCAGGCCAGACCGTCACCACGACGGTAAGCACGGCCACGGCTGCTGCGCTGCTGCCGAACACCTCTGCAGGCACCCGCCCGCGCTTTGTGCGCGTGGCCGTGACGCAGCCGATATTCATCCGCCTGGGTGTGGCTGCCGTGGCGGCGGTGACGACCGACATGCTCATCAAGCCCAACGCGCCCGAAATTTTGAGCGTCGGCACGCGCACGCACTGGTCAGCCATCGACAACGGCGTGGCGTCGCTCGTCAACATCACCCCGCTGGAGGACTCCTAAATGCCTGTCATCGCAGCCCTGGGCAGCTCGGCGTCGAGCGTCTCAAACCCTGTCACGCTGATCGTTCAAGGCCCCGGCAACGTGCGCATCGAAGCGCCGACGGGGACGCGCATCTACGAAGGCCCGGCGAAGTTCTCGGGGCAGGTCGGCCCTGGCACCACGCTGAACATCGTTTCGCTGGACCGTGAGTGCTACTTCGAGGCGCTTCCGATTTGGGAGTCAATCCTCCCGCACGTCGATGTCTTCGCGGTGCCCGGCACGTTCACTTGGACGAAACCGGCCTGGGCAAGCTCGTTCCAGTTGGTTGTTTTGGGAGCAGGCGGCGGTGGCGGCTCTGGCCGGCGCGGCGCTGCTGCTACGGCCTGGGGCGGCGGCGGCGGCGGTGGTGGCGGATCGCGCTCGTTCACGACGCTTCTGGCGACCATCATCGGGGCCACTGAAACCATCACGGTCGGCGCTGGTGGCGCTGGTGGCGCGGCGGTGTCTGCGGCCAGCACGAACGGCAACGCAGGCACGGCGGGCGGCAACTCGTCCTTCGGCTCGTGGGTGATTGCCAACGGTGGCGGCGGTGGTGGCGGCGGCGGTGCCGCGGGTGGCACTGGCGGCGCGGCAGCAACGCGCGGCATGGACCTGGGCTTGATCGGCGCGGCCGGCGGTTTGGGGGCTGCCGGGGCTGCTGGCACGAACTCCGGTGTTGCCGGGCTTGGCGGCGGTGGTGGCGGCGGTATCGACGCCGTGCCGACAGCGTTTGCCGGCGGTGCGGCTGGTGGCAACACCGGCTTCTTCCAGACTGTCACGGTCACGGGTGGCGCCATCGGCACGGCGGGCTTGGCCGGTGCGAACCTGCACCCGATCTCTGGTGTCCCCGGCCATGGCGGCAGCGGCGGCGGTTCGTCCGTCACGCCGGCCGTAGCGGGCGGCACTGGCGGTGCTGGTGGCATGGCCTCGGGCGGTGGCGGGGGCGGTGCTGCGGCCGACACGGCGGGCAACTCCGGGGCCGGTGGCGCTGGCGGTAACGGCCTCGTGCTGATCTTCAGCCGGTTCTAAGCGATGAACTTCGGCCAGCTAAAGACCGCGGTCGCGGACTACGTGAACCGCGGCGACGTGACTGCGGCTTCGTCGCTCATGACGACGTGGCTGGAGCTGGCCGAGCAGCGCATCTACGCCGGCACCAACCGCATCCCGGGGCTTCGGCTGTCGGGCATGCTCACCACGGTGGCCGCGCAGCCGCTCGACGCTGCCCTGCCGACGAACCTGCTGAGCATCGAGCGCGTGAGCGTGATGCGCAACGGCCGCAAGGTGCCGCTGGAGTTCCGGGTGTCGGACTGGCTCTCCCCGCTCGAAGGCGCTGCCGGCCAGGTGATGTACTACACCGTCCGCGGTGGTCGCATTGTCGTCGGGGCGTCCAGCCCCATCACGGCTGAACTGCTGTACTACGCGCGGCCGGTGACGCCGGTTGCCGATGCCAGCACGAACGTCGTGCTCGACACCCTGCCCGCCGTGTACCTGTGGGCGATGGTGATGGAGGCCGCCGCGTGGCTGCGCGACTCTGAGCTGCTGGCCACGGCGACCCCGCTGTGGGCCGACGCCATGGAAGCCGCGCGCAACGCCGACGACGCCGCGCGCTTCAGCGGCCCGCTGGCCATCGCCAGTGACCCCGGGGTGCGACTCTGATGGAGATGGTGCGGCTCATCGGGCTGGCGCCTGACATGCCGCCCACGACGCCGGGCGTGATGACGGCCTGCGCGAACATGGTGCCCACTGAGGACGGATTTGCGGGTGCGCCTTCCGCGGTGGCGCCTTCGGGTGTGGGCGCTCTCATTGCCCCGTGCCGGGGCGGTGCGGTGGTGGGCCTTATCAACGGCACGCGGCGCATCTTCGCGGGCACGGCTGCGCGGCTGTATGAGCTTTCGGGGTCATCCTGGGTGGATGTGTCGCGCGGTGGTGCGTACACGGGCGGCGCCGACAGCCGCTGGAGCCTGACGCAGTTTGGCAACGTCAGCATCGCGGCCAACGACGCGCAGGTGATCCAGGCCAGCAACGGTAGCGGAGCGTTCGCCGACATCGCAGGCGCCCCCATCGCCCGGGTGGTGTTCAGCGTGGGCGACTTCGTGATGGCCCTGAACACCTCAGACGCTGGCTTTGGGGACCAGGGCGACAGGTGGTGGTGCTGCGGCATCTTCAACCACGCCACGTGGGCGCCGAGCATCACGACTCAGGCCAACAGCGGCCGTCTGGTGCAGGGTGGCGGCGATCTGCTGGCCGGGCTGGCGCTGGGCAAGCAGGCGGTGGCCTACAAGGCAAAGGCCATGTTCCTGGGCACCTACGTCGGCGGCGAGGCCGTGTGGCAGTGGGAGCCCGTGCCTGGGGAGCAGGGCGTCGTCGGGCCTGAGGCTGTGTGCGATGCCAACGGACTGCACGTGTTCGTGGGCGAGGACAACATCTGGGTTTACGACGGCGTACGCGCGCAGCCCTTCGGTCAGGACGAGATTCGGCAGTTCTTCTTCGACAACTCTTCGCCGGCCTTCCGCTTCCGCACCATCGTGCGGTACGAGCGCCAGAACAACCGCGTATGGATCTTCTTCCCTGGCACGTCAACGACTGACGGCACGCCCGACACGACGCTGGTGGTGCATATGGGCACCCGCCGCTGGGGCCGGGCGGATCGCACCATCCAGGCGGCTCTGGACTTCATCCAGCCGGGCCTGACCTATGACACGCTGAACACCGTGGCGGCGACGATGGACGGGCTGCCGAACATCCCGTTCGACTCGCAATTCTGGCTGCAGGGCGGCCGGGCGCTGGCGGTGTTCGATGGTGCAAACCAACTGCGCACCTACACGGGCGGCAGCACGGGCTGCAGCTTCACGACGGGCGACCTGGGCGACGACCAGGCGGCCAGCTACCTGAGCGAGGCGCGCATCCGCTTCGTGCAGCAGCCGACCTCGGCCAGCGTGACGGGGCAGACGTACAGCAACACGGGCGGCCCCGCAGTGGCTGGCGGATCGTCGCCCCTGTTCGATGGTGCGTTCCACTTGCGGCAGTCGGCCCGCTGGCACCGGCTCACGTTCACGATGACGGGGCCGTGCGTGTTCACCGGCCTGGGCATCCAGGCCAAGGCATCGGGGCGCCGATGAAGCTCAAAGATACCCCGCTCCTCCCGGCCACGCCTGAAAGCGCGTACGACACCGATCTGCAAAGGGCGTTGATGCCGCTGCTGCGCGACACGGCGATCAAGGTCAACCAGTTGGCCGCCGGTCGATTCGTGGGCATTGACGACGCCGCTACAGCCGCCCCGACAACCGGGCGGTGGCAGCAGGGCGACCAAGTGCGCAACAGCAACCCGACCGAGTTGGGCGCGGCTGGCTCGCGCTACGTGCTCATCGGCTGGATTTGCGTGGCCGGCGGCTCGCCGGGCACCTGGCGCGAGATGCGAACCCTGACAGGGACTTGACATGGCACAGACCACCTCTTCGACCACGATGCCCGATTGGGCGCAACCCTACGCCGCCGGCTACCTGCAGCGCGCTCAGCAAACCGCCGACCGCGCGTATCAGGGCTACAGCGGCGACCGCGTGGCGGGCTTCAATCCGTGGCAGCAGCAGAGCCTTCAGGCGCAGGCCACCCGCGCGACGCAGGGCAACCCGCTACTCCCGGCGGCGCAGCAGGCCCTGCAGCAGCAGTTTGAGGGGCAGCAGCCCGGCGCGACGGCGAATCCGTACCTGGGCGAGGGCAACCCGTACCTGACGCAGAGCATCGGCGACGCGCAGGGCGACATGGTGCGCGCCTGGAACACCGTGCAGGCCCCGGCCTTCGACACGGCCATGTCGCGCTCGGGCAGCTTCGGCAATGCCAACGTGGCGCAGGCTGCGGGCTTCGGGGCCGACACCCTGCAGCGCAACCTGGGCCGCGT